ATTTTGTGGTTTTAGGGTAAAACATTGTTATGCACATTGCATAAAATCTATCGCATGTTAGTCTCGGTTTATGGATGAGAGCAAATACACAATCGCAAGCCGGAAGCGTTGGATCGGAGTATCAAAGGCGCAAAGGGCTCGCCGCATGTCGATCGTGTCTAAAGCACGCTGGTCGAGATTGAGCGTCGAGCAAAAAAGGTCGATCGCTTTGACGCTCGTGAAGTGCCGAAAGAATAAAACAAAATAATGAATCAAGGAGTGTTACAAAGCAATGTCGAGCCTAAAGAAATGGTGAAGCCAGTGGTATCCGGCATTGATGATAAAGAAGTCAAAGGACGTGTCGCAGCGGAGATGCAGCGGAGAAACTATCGAAGTTTGCAAAACATGCCGCGGCATTATCGCAGAGCTTTTGCAAAAGTAAATGGTATAAAAAAAATTAGAGGGATTGACAAATTTAAAAAAGTTGTTGTTTAATTTTTTATATGGAAACTCCTGGAAATAAACCGTATAACTTGATGACACATGCGGAGAAAAACCGCATCAATGCAAAGCTTGGTGGTCGCAAAAAAGGTGGAAAAAATCATGCAACAATTTTGCAAACAAAAGCAAAAGAAAAATTTGACCAAAATGTTTTACGTTTGCAACAGCGTTTAATAAATTCTCAAGCATCGCGCGCGCTAGGCCAGCAATTCCTTTACAAAATAGAAAAAGAATTTGTTGCAACAGGCGTCGATAAAGACGGAGAACAAAAAGGCTACTGGAAAAATCTTGTGCCTAAACTTGTTGACAAAGAAGATGAAATATTTGAATACCTTGAAAAGCTCGCAGAAAATAATGGTGCAATCGATGATGAAAACGATCCTGCTGCTGCTTATTATTATTTGACTTCAAAAGAGCCCGACAACAATGCTATAGACAGTTTGCTCGATCGCGTTCACGGCAAAGCAAAACAATCCATGCAAGTCGACGGTGAGATAAAATTCAGTTTGATAGCTCTTGCACAAAAAAGAAAAGCTTTGCTCGAACAGAATAATGTCATCGATGCGGACGTTGTCGAACAAAAAGCGCTCGACGTCGAAAAACATGCAGACGAATAGTCGCGGCATGTTTTTAAAAATCGTCCTAGCGCATTTTAAACGGTCGAAAAATCAAAATGTATGCATATCTTGCAAGAATGTATAACCGGATCATAAAGAAAATTTTTAGCTTTCTCGCTATGTTGGATGACATATGATTAAAAACTTGTCAAAACAAAGTCGAAAACGTGCGGAAAAACATGATGCAAAGTTGATTATATGGCTTTGCAGAGCCATTGTAAAATCCTATGTTCAACAATACATATTGTGCGACATAGAAATAGTGGTTTAAAATAACAAAATGAAAGACCTTGATGCAATAGAATATCAGCGCATGGAGCAATCATCGCTCTACTTTGTTTTGCAAGCGTGGGGATTAGTGCCGCAACCAGTGAAGCCGGAGTATCAAGACCGGTTCAAGCTTGGCTTATGCTTGACCGGCAAGATGTGGGATAAGTTCTGTGCGGCAGTAAAGCCGCATTGGTTCGAAGAGTATCGCGAAGGAATACATCTTACTTGGCAGCAGTCTCTGGCATTGTACGGCATTGATAAGGCATTGCGCGGAGAATGCAGCGCGCGCATATCGATCGTATCAGGGCACGGCATTGGCAAGTCGATGCTCTTGGCCGTCCTTATCCTGTGGTTTCTGTTCGTGCATCCGCAGTGTCAGATCGGATGTACATCACCTGGCCGCGAACAGATGTATGACGTGCTTTGGAAAGAGGTGAAGAAGTGGATCGATAAGATGCCGCCGGAGATGTCGCAAATGTACGAGTGGCAGACTTCGCACATACGCATGAAGGAAGCTCCAGAGACGTGGTTTGCGCGCGCTAAGACGGCTTCGCCGGAGAATACAGAGGCGCTTGCTGGTTTGCATGCAGACTGGGTTTTAATCGCTGTAGACGAAGCATCAGGCGTTGATGAGCCTATATTCGAGACTATGGAAGGAGCATTGACGAGCGGCAATATACTCGTGTTCATCATCTCTAACGGCACGCGTTCGATCGGATACTTTTACGATACGCACCACAAGGACAAAGAACGTTGGCAAAACTATTCGTTTAATTCCCTCGACAGTCCGCGAGTGGATCAGAAGTACGTCGACAGCATCGTTGCAAAGTACGGTACGGACAGCGTGCAGTACAACATACGCGTCAAGGGGCAATTCCCTGATGAAGGCGTCATGGATGATAAAGGATACGTGCAGCTATTCAATGAGAAAGACTTGCATATCGTCGCACCAGACCACGAGTGGAAGCCCATAGGACGCGTCATAGGCGCGCTTGACGCATCCGGCGAAGGGCAGGATGAGAGCGAATGGGCAGTGCGCGACAGGATGCGCGCGGCGCTTGTTGCAGAGGAGAAGACTTCTACCCCCGCATCTATGGCGATCAAGTCCATAACCGTCTGCGACAAGTACCAGATAGACCCATATGACTTTGTGATAGATAGTTTCGGCAAAGGCTCGGACGTGTCCATGGAGATAGCGCTCGCCACGAGCAAACAGAAGCGGCCGTGGCGCGTCACCCCTGTGAATATAGGCGAGCCTTGTCCAGACCCAGGCGACAAGGAGCTTTATATCAATATCCGCGCCATGATATTCTACAAGATGATGCTTTGGGCACGCGCTGGAGGCGAGTTCATGGACTCACAAGGATTGAAAGATGAGCTCATGTCTATACGTTTCAAGCGCACCATCAATGGACGCATTCAAATCATGGACAAGGTATCCATGAAAAAGCTCGGCTTCAAGTCGCCGAACAAAGCTGATGCTCTGTCAATGACATTCTTGCGCAAGGACGGAGAGAAGCGCTCGCTCCTAGGCGACATGCCTGGAGAAGATCATGCGGACGAGTTCGACCCATCGGCGACTATGGAATAGTTATCCCCTTGACATCTTCTACTCATGTCGTAGTCTCAATTTATGGAACCTATCGCACTCACTGGCGCACAGACGCTGCATCCGAATTCAGAACGTCATGATTTTCCGCAGCCGGAATATTCGGAAGCGAAGAAGAAGTACATAACATTCCGCAGGCAGCGCATGATCGCCGCCAGAGACACGCGCGACACTACGCATGACGAATTCGACGGCATGGGCTTTGTGAAGTGGCATGACGTGATGAAGAAGATCGACGACCAGTACGTCGCTCCGCGCAAGAATAAGCAGGACACCTCTATCAATACCGGCACGGCGCGCGACAAGGACACCTCTCTTGTGGAATACGCCTGCAAGTACGATTTCGAGCCTGTGGCACAGGTCTATGACGACTCCGACGAGATGCTCGAGGAGATGGCGGAGACAGGCGAGGACTTGGTAAGGAAGTCAAAGCTCTTGGAGTCCTACAAGGATAAGGCAAAGCTCATATATCGTTCGATGGTCTCGTTCGGCATCGCTCTCGTCGAGGATGCATGGGTCGAACGGTGGGTGCTCGAGAAGACTCTTGCAAAGGGATGGAGCCCGAAGCTCGGCTCGAATAAGGCAAAGTGGGAAGAGCGCCTGGTCAAGCAGATGGACGGCTGCATCGCGAAGAATTGGGATATCCGAAAGTGTTACTTTGGCGACATTAGGAAGTACTTCATGAACGGGCCGCTTGGTCAGCCGTATTTCTTCACTGTGGAATACGAGGCGTATGATTCGACGAAGGCTATATTCCAGAATTGGGACATGTGGAAGTATGTCCCGACGACCGTCGTGTATACTCCTGAGATATCGAACGCGACTGTCTTTAATTCATCGTGGACTCTCCGACCGATATCGAACAATTTCTGCGAGATCGTCCGCTACTACGATCCGATAGCCAATGAATTCGCCCTTACGATAAATGGGATAGACATGTTGCCTATCATGGAAAAAGAGATAACTCTCTCTCCTGTGGATACCGACGGAGCGGGCGAGAAGAAAACGTACATCTCAGGCTTTCCTCTCACAGAGGTCTCTCCATCTGGCGCTATACCGTTCGCAAAGTACGATAACGAGCCGATGCATGATTTTGCTTATTCAAAGCCGCAGACGGCCAAGATGCGCGTTTGGGCTGACGTTGAGAACATGTTCATCAAGCTCATGATAGGCATGATGAAGCAGAAGGCAAAGCCGACGCTCGGAAATAAGAGCGGGCGCATGTTCGGAGAGGAGGCGACCGACCCGGGCACCGTCATCAATGACATCCGCGAGGGAGACTTGTTCCCTATCCTGCCGAATTTCACCGGAGCGCAACCGGCAGACTTTTCTTTTTATAAATTGGTGCAAAGCTCTATCGGACGCAATAGCGTCGATGACTCGTTTCAGGGAGTCGATGGAGGCGACGCGGACCCGAAGCAAGAGACCGCTACGGCGAATATGAATGCCCTCAAGGCTCAATCCCTCAAGGTCGCGTCGATGTTCGATGGCATCATCTCAGGCGAGAACCAGTTGAATTGGCTGCGCACATATAACATCGCACGCAATTGGACGAAGCCCGTCGACCAGCAGATAGACGTCTTCAAAAAGTCCATCATCGACAAGTATCGTACCGTCACTTTGCCGACGGAGATAGGCGGCGGCCAGAAGGCGACGAAGAAGATCATCTTCACCAAAGACATGCCAAAAGGGAAGACGAATCTCGAACGCTCTCGCTCAGTCCATCAGGAAGAGCTTGACGCATCGAAGGAGAATGGTGGTAAGGAGGTCCGCATCACGTATCTCCATCCGGAGCAGTTCGCCTCGATGAAGCTCAATTGGTTCTACACCTGTGTTCCTGTTCCGAATGGATCTGATCCGCTCGGCTATATGCTCTTTGCAAAGCAGATACAGGATGCAACGGCTATGTTTGGTCCGCAGTCGCTGAACGTCAAGAAGCTGAAGCACAAGTTCGCGGCGAAGACCGGAGAGGATTTTGATACATGGTTCCTAAATGAGCAGGAATTGCAGAGCGCCCAGCAACAGGCAGCTCAACAGCAACAACAGCAGCAAGGACAAGGTGCCCCGCAGATTCCCGGCAAACCAGTTGCTGGGCAGCCAACAATCGCTGGTGCAGCCTCGGGTTCTCTTCCTGTGAATAACTCCGCTAGCATCATGCGGTAGATTTGCTATACTTGACATTACATGGTCGATACTTTCAGGCTTAAAATAGCTCGGTTGATTGCGCCTCGCCACTACGAGGATGTGGATAACCGCGTTAATACCCGCGTGGCAAAGATAATCTCGTCGATGGATCCCTTCGAACCTATCTATAGGAAATTCCAAGGGATCTTTAGCGATGATTTTGAGAAGCCTGAAGAGAATCTTGACGAACGCGGACAGCTCCTTATGAAGATGCTTGGATTCCAGCTCTATCATGATGTGAGCTTCAAGTATCTGATGGATTGGATAGTCAATAGCCAAGTGAATGCGATGCTGAAAGCGCCGGCTCGCACGAACGAGGAGCGCGGCGAGGTACTTATGTGGGGCAAGGCGCAGGTAGCGGGGATAGTGGTGCTTAAAAAACAGTTGAAGCGTTTGAATTCTTTGTATGACGAGATGCTCGCGGATGGTAAGGAGACGCCTCCGGACCCCGGCGTGAGCATAGAGTAGATTATTAGTTTAATTTTATAAAACATGTCAAGAAAAATAGAAGGCGAGAATGGCGAAGAGGTAGAGGTTTTTACGGCAGACGAGGTTGCCGCAAAGGTCAAAGAGACAGAGACAACGGTGACGACGAAGCTGCAAGGCGATTTTACAAAGACGAAAGCGGAGTTAGACAAAGAGATTTCTGATGCAAAGAAAGCGCTTGGAGATCGGGCAGGCGAGTTCAGGAATTTCAGGAAACTGAATGATGAGGTCATTGAAAAGCTATCGGTTGCCGAACGAACGATCTACGAGAATCAAGCAGCTATGGCTGCAGACCGTGAAAAGCGCGAAGCGGCTGAGAAGACCGCGCGCGAGAAGCAAGTCGAAGCGATCATCCGTTCGAAGGTGGGCACTGATGACAAGTTGTTCGGTAAGGTCAAGGATATGTATTCGGTCATCGGCATCGAGGCGAATACGCAGGAAGAGATAGAGAAGAAGACCCTCGCAGCATTGGGAGCTCTTCAGACGACTGAGCCTGACCTTGTTGCAGCGGCTCTTGGCGTCAATGGAGGCTCATGGTCTCCGCCGACGATGAAGAATGATGAAGACAAGTCTTTTGCAGACACTGATCGCGGTCGCCTTGGGGCAAAGGAGCTTGGTTTGAAACTTGAACCAGAGAAGAAATAGTCGCATTTATCAAACAATAATAAATTTTATTTATGGCAAAAGAAAACGAAGGTGCAAAGGAAAAGACGATAGAAGTATCAGAAAAGAGCCTTCTTGCGATGCAAGAGAAGATGGCGGAGATGGAGCGACAGCGCGAGGAAGACAGGTCAAAGATGGCCGGTCTTGAAGAGTTGTTTTCAAAGGGGGCGACGCCGGTAGGCGAAGGAAAGCTCCGAGAGAAGAAGAATTTCGAGCCAGCCTTCAGGACTGTGCGCATACGCAAGTATCCTATCGCTGGAGACTACGAGAATCTCGGCTATGTCATAGGGTGGGACCATCGCGGCGCATATCAGGAAGTCGATCGTACGGGAGTTACGCCACAAGTGCTGGATTTCATCAATATATTCTTCTTAGGCAAGGAGCGTGGAGAGAACGGCAAACTGAAAGCCGAGAAGGTCAAATTGCTCGATCTTATGAATAACAGCGTTCAAGTCCATTGCAAGATACTCGAGACGAAGAAGAACATCATCAAGGTTCCGACTGGCGAAGAGATTGACGTCTCGGTATTCGACCCGCAGCATGGTCTCGTATCGACAGGCGACAGGGTAGATGGATATTTCACTCAATCTGAGGTGAAATACACTATTAGCATCCCGGGAATCGATAAGCCAGTTGAAGTCGGTGGAGAGTTCGTAAATTAATTGTCAATTAATTGTCAACCTAAATACATGAAAGAAGAAACAACACAACCTGACCTTGAAAAGGTACGGGATGAAAAATGCATACCAATCGCCCGCGATGTCTTGAAGGATATAGCGACGACTCTTCTGCCGCCAGATGCAAATGTGAAGATAGACTATAATCCAGTGATATTGAAGATATTGCAGAGAAATCTTGAAAACGATCTGAATATCAACATGGAGACTCCATATATATTCCAGCTTGTTCTTGGGGCTCTTTCCGGCCTCAATCGGACGGTGCAATCATGCTCCACTGTGCTTATTGATGATGTCCGTTATGCGGCTCTTGGAACGAAGGTGCTTGGGTTCCTTGCTGAGTCGAATATCCGTCTTACCAATGTAACGCCTGAAGAGGTCGATGCGGATTTTGCGCTAGTCAAGGAGAAGATCAATTCTTTGTTCGCCGAAGAGAAGCTGTCGATGATGGAAGTCAAATATATCATGGACAATATATTCGAAGGCTTCAAGACGGTTCAGGCAGGCTTTAACCAGAGCCTTGAGACAAGCATTGAGAAAGCTGAGGCAAAGCTGCTTGGGATCGAGTATATGTCTGATCTTACATTCAAGAAGCTCAATGATGTGTTAACAGGCATTCCATTGAACGATTTGAAATAGATGAAACGAAAGAAGCGCCGCAAGGCGCTTTTTTATAACGTGCGTAATTTATCCACCTGTCAACATAGTTACGCTATCCATTTTGTGTTATAGTTTAAAACGTAAAACATACGCATGTACCCGTAGTGTACGCGTGAGCCTGAGCAATCAGGAAGACTACATCCCCCAAATCGCGGAAGGGAACCGCGCGACAAATGACCCGGGAGAAACACAGTCAAACGTGTTTCTTTTTTTTGCTTATTAATTTAAAAATTTAAAATCATGTCATTTTATAGAGCTTCAGGTGTTTCAGACATTCAAAACTTCAATAGCGCCGCTTCGACTGCGCTTGTTGCGAATAGTCTCGTTGTTGAAACAGCAGGTGCTTTGGCAAACGTCGCCAGCACTGGCAGTTTGGTCTCTGGCATCTTGCTTCAGACACGCGCTTCGACAGATAGCGATTACGCTACTGCAAAGCCTGTGTTGGTTGATCGTCTCGGTCCTGGCACTACGGTTTTTTGCGATAACGTCACAGGCACTCTCACTGCTGCAATGGAAGGTCAATTCCTTAAAATGTCTTCAACGGCAGGCGTCGTTGCAGATGCAGGCCAAGCGACGGATACTCCAGGCGCAGGTCTGGTCCTTCAGTTGGTCAAGTTCGTCTCAGCTACACAGGGTTATTTCACAGTCAACGGATTGAAGCACACACGCGGCGCTCAATAATCGTCTCTTACTATCAATTTATTCGCTTAATATTAATTTAATCTTATGTCACAAGTTCCTTATGCTACAGATCCTCAGAATCAGGGCACATTCCTGGCAACGGTAACGTTTCCAGAATTGACAGACCTTGTCAATCGTCACTTCGTCTCAGTCGGCGGTCTTATCGTTCCAGTCGCAAAGCAGCTTTACCTCACCGATTCGATGGGAGTTGGAGAAGGCGAATTGAAGCTCCTCCAGGAATATGATATGACCACGTATGCAAAGGCAAAGCCGCAAGGCGTTGATGCAAAGAAAGCTGCTTTTGGTATCGGTTATTACATCACGATCCGTGCAAAGCGCATCGGCCTTGAGTCAGAAATCACTTGGGAAATGAGACGTTATAACAAGAAGCAGGAAGTCATGGCTTCTATCCAGTCTCTACCGAATTTCTGTCCTCAGCGCGTTGAACTCGATCTCACTCATCGCCTTACGTTCGCTACTTCGACAACATACGTCAATATGGACGGTGAGACAGTCGATATAACGGTCGGCGATGGTAATCAGCTCGCTTACGCTTCGCACGCTCTCAAGTTCTCGACTATCACTTATTCGAACCGTGTCACGGGCGATCCTCTATTCTCAAAGGGTGCTTTGGAGGCAGCAGAGCTCTTGACTACGACTGATATCCTGTCGAACTTCGGCGAGAAGCGCGTCATGGACTTCAATACTATCGTCACCGGCAACAACCCGACGGTCTGTAACGCAGTCAAACAGTTCCTTCGTTCCGTTTCTGATAACACTCAGAACAACGCAGGAGTTATCAACGCCAATCAGGACAAGTATCGTCACCTCATCCTTCCTCAGCTCGCAACGACGGCCACAGGCGCTATCGATGCTACGAAGAAGAACTGGTGGATGCTCATCGCTGCTGGCGCAGGCCTCCGCGGATGGCAGGCATGGTTCATCGAATGGGAAGCTCAGAATCTCATTCCTTCGACAGCCGGAAACGGTCAGGATGTCCACAAGGACATCTGGTACTTCAATGTCCGTCAGGCATACAACATCGGCATCGTCTCAGGACGCGGCGCGATCTTCTCTTGCCCAACGAACTAACGTTTTGAGCCCTTACGGGCTCGCACAAGCGCTTTGATGAGCATTTGTGAGAGCCCGTAAGACAGTGTTCTCTTATAAAATAACGAAGTCCGATTTATGGGGAGCGTCCCCTAGGTGGAGGTGGAATCGGCAACTTCAAAAACAAAAATCATGTTTCCAAATGTTAATACAAACGTCGGTCAATTGATGGCAATCAGTTTGACTGATAGTTCAAAAGCGACTGATAGCACAGGTCGTTTCTTTATCGTAAGCGGATCTACCGAAACGAACGCCAATGAGATTCGTGCGATGTATGGCAGCGGGTATCCAGACGGAACGCCTGTCGTTTTTACGACTCTGACTTTAGCTCTTGCAAAATGCGTCGCCGATCGCGGTGACATTATCTTCATCGCTCCTGGTCACACTGAGACGATCACTGCCGCTTCAGGCGTAAACGTGAATGTCGCAGGCGTTACGATAATCGGTTGTGGAAATGGCGTAGACCGTCCGACCTTTACTCTTACAACGTCAGTTGCCGCAAGCTTCGACGTCACAGCAGCAAGCGTTTCTATAAATAACATTGTCATTGTTGAAGGCATCGATGCTAGCACTGCAATGACCAATGTGAGCGCTACGGACGTTTCGTTCAATATGTGCGAGTATCGAACGAACAATGCCACTATGGGCGCAGTCCTTGGTATCCTCACGGCGGCGACTTCGGATCGATTGACTGTGAATAACTGTCGCTTTGTCGGTCCAGCGGTAAACTCCGGCACGACGACGACAGCACAGATCCAGTATGAATCTGCTGTTGATATACAGATTGTCAATTCTTACTTCACTGGTAAGATGACTCAATCGATATTGAACGTCACAGGAACAGTACTTCGCGGTTTGATTGCTAACAATTATATGGTTGTTGGAACAGGCACAAAAGCGATTTCCGTCGCTGCCGCTTCAACTCCATTCATCAGCAATAACAGGATAAACGTCCCATCAGGAACGACTCCTATCATCGCTGCTGCTGGTTTTGTCGCAGGAAATATCTATTCTGCTGCTGCTGGTGTTACTGCCGGTACTGCCGTAACAATCTAACTAACTCGTTTCCTCCCTTGCTCCGCGAATCGACCCGTGGGGCAGGATGAGGCCGCGAACCTCTATTATAAAAATTAATTGAAAATATATGTATCCTTTAACAGTATCTAAGACGCTTTATGACAATGTCACTCCGGTCGCAATTACTTCATCGACTGATGCCACTCCGATAGTGGTCACAGCAACGTCTCACGGTTTTACTAACGGACAGCGAGTGCTTATCTTTGGACATACTACGAATATTGCAGCGAATGGAATTTACGTTGTTTCTGCGGTCACTACGAATACGTTTTCTCTCACTGACGAGATAACAGGGGTAAATATAGCTGGTTCAGGCCAAGGTGCTGGTGCAGCAGGCATTGCAGTCCTCGCGCCGGCGATAGTCGAGGTAAGCAGCTTTAGAAATCTTGTTATACAAGTCGGTACATCAGGATCTGCGACTACGACATTGAAGATCGCGGGTTCATTGGGCAAGACTCCGCTCTCTTCAACGGGAGCAAGGATCATTTATCCGAATTTTGCGGGGACAATAGTTCCTTCGAATCCATATTCATTCGTTCAGGTCGTTCCTCTTGATACATTTACAGCTCTTGCCGGAGCGACAGGAATAGTGGTAGCTGGAACTGATGTCAATAATATGTATCAGATAAATGTCAATGCATTGCAATTCTTGACGGTGTTCCCTGTCTCGTGGACTCAAGGGGCGATAACCGTGAAATTGCTCGCGGTCACTAACGCATAAGATCATGAATAAGATGCAGCAACAAGACGAACAGCAGATGCAACAATCGAATTTTCTTCAATGGATCGCTGGTGGGTCTGTCGGTTTGATAGCTGTGATATCATTGGGATATGCGACAACAACGGCAGGAAATGTATCTACAGTGAGCACGCAGGTTTCAATCCATGAGAGCGAGATAAATCTTTTGAAACAAAGTGCATGCGTTCAGAATGAAAATATCGAGAATCTTGCCAGTGCTGTTCATGCAAGTTATGTAAGCGATCCTAATTGTTCAAAATAAAATGTCTATAAATTCCATAAAAAAATACATAGCCATCATCGGTATGTCATGTTTTTTTGGTTTTTTTTCTACAACATACGCAGCGAGTGTCATATTCCCTTATCAAGGCGGTACAGGAACCTCGACTGTGCCAGTTATCGGCCAAGTGCTCGTGGGACAGTCAAATGGCACGTATGCACCGCAAGCGACTTCTTCTCTCGGCATCTCTGGCGGAGGCGGCGGAGGCACTCCAGGCGGCTCTAATGGCCAGCTTCAATACAATAACGCTGGATCATTCGCTGGCACGTCATCTCCTATCGTCGGCTACATTACAGCTACTTCAATTACGTCTACGAGCACGTTTGCGGGACCCACTTCTCTCAATACGGCAACGATAGTTAAATATCCGTTCTTGATCAAAGGCAATTCAACGCTCTCCGGAGAAGATTCGTACGACCTATATTCAAGCTCGACACCCGATGCAATCGATTCATTGGGTGTAGCGCAGTTTAAAATGCCTAACATAGATTTTGGATTGAACAGGAGCATATACGACAACGACCAGAAATCTAATCTCAGCATCATCCGTGACGAGTCAAACCCTGGTGGCACTGCACCATGGCTGTTCAATGCTGACAATTTTGCGCTGTATGCCGAAGGCAAGTGGCCAGCGACCTCGACTCTGATCTCCAATACGAGCGACTTCGGCCATGTTCCTCAAAATTCCGCAATCTTCCAAGGAGTAGGCTATGGAGACACGACTCTTGAAGCTGATTCATACGGAGGGATGATAAACGACATCGCGGCATTGAGCTTGGGAGATCCGACATATCCAAATATCTTTGCAACCAATATCGTCAATATCGATGCTGTCGGCGCAAAAAACTATTCCATTCCCCTTTCAATAACTACGGGCGGAGTACCAGTCAATGGCGCAATCATGCCTGTCTACGGCTACAACGCGACTACGTCTACGTCAAATCTTTTGTATGACCTTGAAGGCCCGTATGACACACCTTTCGCTGGCCAGAAAGTAACGGCCGGCGGCCAGTACGCAAATCTCGGTATAAGCGGAAACATCGGCATCGGTACTTTTTCTCCGATCTACCCTTTGGAAATAATACAGAACACATCGACCGATCTAGTGGCATGGGAGCAGAACGAATATGCCGGCAAAGGCGCATACTACATCTTGAACGCAAACAGCAATTATGTGAGCTATAACATGCTATCTCCGACACAAAGCTGGAATATGGGACAATTTGGCACCACGGATTTCATGGTCAATGATCAGACGAACAACAAAAATCCATTCGCTATAAAGTCAGGCGCGCCTAGCAACACGGAGGTTCTAGCCGCTTCTGGTATGATCGGCATCGGCACGGCAGTCCCCCAAGTCCATCTCGATGTCAGCAACAGCACATCAGCCGAGAATGATATCGCCGTGAGGAATAATCTGAGGGGGGCGTATCTCGGCGTCACAAATACCGGAGTTCCGTTCATAAATTTGATGGATGGTACCGGATCTTTCACAGGACAGCTCATCGTCGGAAACGCGAGCACCTCAGATTTGTATCTTGGTGTCAACGGCAATGTTGGACTTGGTATGACGCCTGGCACGATCCCTGCTCAAAAATTAGAAATGGCCGTTGGAAACAACATCCTGCTTGATAGCGGAAAGATTGGCTTCGCAGCGGATGCGACGAATTACTATCTCGGTCCAGTCGATGCGACAAACGGCGTCCTTGGTCATTCATACTACGGATGGACTTTCAACGGAAATACTGGCACTGGGCTGCATGTAGATAGCACTGGCAATGTCGGCATCGGTACCACTTCTCCTGTAGCACCCCTTGCAGTCAATGGTAATGCCTATATCGCGGGAACTATCACAGCTACCTCAACAGCTACTTCTACGTTCACAGGCGGCATTATTGCAAAATGCTTCGCAACCTCGACTGCAGGCGGCTGCATAACTCCTGGAACAGGCGGATCAGGCACAAACTACTGGACGCTCTCTGGCAACAACCTCTATCCTAACTCGACATCATATCTCGTCGGCATCGGAAACACTGCGCCGACCGCATTATTGTCCCTCGGTACGGCTGGAACGAACACATTGCCACCGAGTACGCAGCTATGGATAAGCGGGAAAAATCTCGGAGCATCCACGACTGCGATCCAAAACCGCATCAGCATAGGAACTGACAACAACCAGGATTACGGAGCTTACATGGGCGAGATGAATATGGACGGCGCATTGAATCAAGTCGCGCAATTCGGCACTCGTGTGGCCGGCGTTGATTATCCCGCGATCAATTTGAATCAAGGTAAAGTAGGCATCGGCACGGCCACTCCGACATACACTTTGGATTTTGGAAACACGGTAGGCAGGACTTTGGCTGTGTTTGATAATGGTGCCTCGAATCTCTACGGCATATCTATGAATGGAGCAGGAACAGGCGCAAATCCTTTTCGAGAGCAATTCTTTTCAAATGGCAACGAGGCCATGGATATAACATCGAGTGGTTCTGTAGGCATCGGCACGACCACGCCAACAGGCCAGCTCTATCTCTACGGCAACGGAGGCGGAACCAACAACGAATCAGAGACGATAGCTAACTCTGGCTTTGGAACATCAAGCCTCCAGCTCGCGGAGGGCGGTGTGGTTACAGGCCAAGTATACACAACTGCAGGAGGAGATTTTAACATCGCATCAGGCGTGACAGGCGGCACAGGGAATACTTACTTCTTCTCAAATGGTTCAACAAAGATGAGCATATTGAACAACGGCAATGTGGGAATTGGAACTACCTCTCCGACTAACCGCCTCGAAGTCAATGGCAACTCATATCTTGCAGGCAACCTCACAACGACAGGCACTGAGACGCTCACAGCTCTCGGCAGCGGTCACCCGTCCATAATCGCCGTCGATAACAATGGCGTCATCATCGCCACGACCACAACGGCAGGCGGCGGCGTCACTGCCGTATCAGGCACGTGGCCTATCGTCTCATCAGGCGGCGCTACTCCAACAATCTCTTGGGCTGGCCTTGCAACGTCGTCCAACCTCACGGGAGGGAACGTTATCTATGCTACAGGCGCAGGCACCATAGCAGGGGTAGCCACGGGCACCATCACCTGTTCAGGCACTGCCTCGTGCGGCGCAGGATCCTATGTCCTAGGTAGCAACCTCACCATCACGGGTTCAGGCAGCGCGTCAGGCCTCGGCACCTCATC